GCACAAGCGCCCTGTCGTATTCACCCAGTCGGTTGTACCGGTTTAAAGCCTTCTCGCGGAAGTAGGAGAAGGACTCCGGGGAAAGAGCATTGGTTATGCGCTCAACAAACCCTTGCTCAACACGAGCCGTAGTCACCCTGTCCACATCAGCCATGATGGCAGGGTCAGTGGTGTTACGCAGGTTGTAACGAATGTCAGGGTTGTACTTATCAAACGTGCCTACATTGCCAGTGGCAGACTTTAACTGCTCTGGATTGTAAACAGCAAGATTCTTTACACCACCTTCTTTAACATAAAAAGAATCAAACCCAACAAACTGTATAGCGTCTTGAACAGCCCCAGACTCAATGGTTGACCACTCTCCATTTTTTATGTCATAAATAACATTATCAAGAACGTCTGGTTTAAAATTAAGTTCGTTACTAATTAGCTTAATGTGAGCCGGGTTTTCAAAATCAAATGGGTTTTGCGCACTGACGTAAACCGGAATGATGTTTCCGCGAGAAGGGAGCTGTTCTTTAATTTTTGCACGTAGCGCATCACCGATGCCAACTGTATTCATTGCTCGATCCAGAGGCAACCCCATGTAATTTTTTATATGCTCTTCTCTTGTTGTCTTAATTAAACCACGAGAATTTTTATCAGTCCCCAAGTCCTTGTTTTTGATTGCTTGGTCAATAATAGGAATTAACAAATCGCGCTTGGCTTTTGGGTCCTCATCCAACTGCTGAGCCAAATCGAAAGTCATACGATCTTCGGACATGCTCGAAAAGCTCTCGGCAAATTTAGGATCGTCAGTCAAAAAGATCGCATTGGCTTGTCCGGGACGGAACTCAGTAATGTCACGCGCAGTCCCGTGGTACATGACCTTGGGAGTGCCATCTTCGTTGACTATCTTCGAGTCGCCAAACCATTGTTTAAATTGTGGCGTGTCGCGTAGGCTATAGCGAATATCAGGGTTTGTTATGTCATATGCGCCTACATTGCCAATGGCAGATTTGAGTTGGTTTGGCTCAAAAGCGATGTACACACCTTCGCCCAAATTTACTCCATCAAAACCACGATCTTGAAGTAATTTTCTGTGTCTTGCATCATGATCGCCCCATCCTGTTTTTTCACTTTGCGCTTGAGCAATATTTCTTGTTTCTAGATAATCTTTTCTTGTGGCAGGATTTTTAAGAGAAAGATACAAAGGCATGACAGATGGATGTCCAACATATCTGCCAGATATATCAGCATATTCAGAAGCAACTTTGGGGTCACTAGATGTCCATATTCCCAAAGCTTTCTTTGGGTCGTATTTAAACTCTGAAAAATCTTTGCCTGTGCCGTGATACACAACAAGCGGGTTGCCGTTTTCATCAACAACCTTGCTATCGCCAAACCACTGTTTAAACTCTTTTGTATCCCGTAGGCTAAATTTCTTTTTGGCGATAGGAATTGTTTTAATCGGTTCAGGCTGTGGTGGCTCTGCCGTTTTAAACTGATCCTGATCTGGAACAACGACGGTGTCTCCATCTTCCGGGTTGTATTTAACAAAGAAACCATCGGTCTTCTCTGTGGCGTTCTTCTCGCTTAATGTACCTGCCTTGTTGCGTAATCCAACAATGACCCCGGCACCCTCAGACTCTTCCTTCTCTTTACTGTACTGGTCTAGATAACGGGCATCGTACAGATCACCATCCAAGATGCGATAGGTCTTGCCGCTTTTCTCGTCTTTCAAAAACTTGGGCAGGGCAGACTTGCTTGAGAAAGCCATCGCCACATTGAAACCATTGTTTAAACGGTCTTTCACTGTCTCCCAGTTGTGGTCGTACCTGCCAGCCTTGTTCTTGAAGAACACGGGCTTGCCGTCAACAATCTGACCAAATCCTGTGGAGGAATAAGTCAGGTGATGGTTGGGCGCAATAGAGTCGCTGTTTATCTTTGTGTAGTCATAGAACATCACATCCTTGTTGCCGTCTATAACGCCACGGAACATGCTGGGCTTGAAATCGGATGTGACGTTTAAACGCACAGCGGGCGCGTAGATGTCTTTGGCGATGTTCTCCATTTTCCCGGTTTCCGCGTTCTTCTTGCGGACAGTCGGAGAAGCAGACCATTTTCTCAGGGAGTCAATCTCTGACTGTAGGATGACCGCAAAAGCTTCTGGGTTCACAATCAATGCTTCAGTCTTTAGGTACTGAACCATCCTTGCCCCTGCGCGGAAAGAACTTTTGTTGATGCTGCCAACGTCTTCAGCCGCCGCGCCGCCAAACATGAAGTTCCCGCCAGATGTCTCGCCCAAGCAAAGACCTTCACAAATGGCAGAACGAGGGCAGGTAGAAGTCTTTTCAGTAATCTTCTGGGCAGAAGCCAAACCTAAACCCTGAGAAGCAACAGGCAACCCATCGTAGTTAAGGTTGTAATCACCAATACGAGTCTTCTCTAGCTTACCGTTCTCCGTTAATAAGGAACCAACATTATGTTCCCGTTTCAACAATTTTCTTGCATTGGTTACTAAAGTTTTTCTTTCAGCAACGGTGGCAGCTTTGTATTGTTTTATGGCATCCGTAATACGTTTCTCATGGTCGTCATAACTAAAAGACTTGGCAATAGCATCCGACCTAGCCTTCTGGATGGAATGCTGCTTCATCTTCTTGTTGAAGTACTCCCCTTGAGCAACGGGGATGTACACATCCACCCTGCCATCGTCGTACATTCTGTCTACCTGCAACATGTCTGGGGTGACATACACCAAGACGGTGCTGCCATCCACATCCTGTTCCATGTCCCCCTTCTCAACCAAGATCTTGGCTCCAGAGGATTCATTGGTTAAATGGATTCGGTTCCGACCCTGCGCCGGGATAACCTTGGTACTGTTAATCGCCAAAGACTCATCTTTGGTGGTGTGGTAGTACAGGGTGATCGTCCCGTCCTTATTGATGGGAAGATTTAACGCCGGGTCAAAGGACAGATGCTTCTCAGGGTTGTACTTCTGTAACGAGTATTTAACCTCATCGATAGGTACGTTTAAACGCCCTTGTGATGTGTAAGGCAAGAATCCGTCCGTGGCGTACATGTCCAAGGCTTCTTCACGTTCTTGGGGGGTAGCACGCCAAGCATCGTTTTGATCAAACTTAGGCTCGGATGGTTTAACAACTTGCTTGGTCGGTTTAAGTGCACCGCGCTCAACTTTGCCAAAGATGTCTTCGGAGGTCTGGAACCCAGCCCCGGCAAAAGCATTTTTCAGCGCCTCAAAGAACAGCTTTAAACGCTTCAAGATGGCAGACATCATCCCCGGAGGGGCTTTAGTCATGTCAAAGTCGCCAAAGGCATCTGCGATGGCTTCTTCGATAATGGCGTTCTGGTCTCCCTTATAGACGCTCATGTATGCGTCATACCGGGACTGCTGACCAGCCTCTAGGGGGTCACCATTGATGTTTCTTTGCCTGAGGTAGGTGTCTATCCACTTGGTCTTAGCTTCTCTCTCCAACGCCTTCCATTGCTGGGGCGTGAAGAATCCCAACTCTTTCAAGGCATGGATGGACTCATGGCGCAGGGTTCTGATAGGGTTAGCCGAATCAAGGGCGATCTTGATGACAGACTTGGAGTACTCCCCCTCTGCCTTCATGTCCTTCTCAAGTTCTAGCGCGACATCCTTTAGACCAAACCGGTCAAGCAACGCACGTAGAGGTGGCTTTACCTTGTTCTCAAGGACTTGGCTTACGGAGGCGTATTCTTCTTTGCGCTTCTCTTCTGCCTTTCTTTGGATCTCTTCCTCTGCCCTGCGCTTTAGGGTGCGGCGACCCTTGGCTTGGGTTAGGGCTTGGATCTCTTCCTCAGGCAGACCTTGGACAATTGCCCGCTCGGCTTCGTCCCGCGATTTAAATACCTGAACCGCCTTGTTGTCCTTGAACAGGGTATAGCCCTTGCCCTTGACCCGTTTAGCCTTCGCCTTGATTACAGAGACAGGAGCCTTCTCCGGATCTACGCGTTCAAGCTGTTTGTTTAAACGATCAAGATTCTCAGCAACCTTGACACGGATTTTCCCAAGGGTGGCTTGGGCTTTGTCGTACTCAATGCCGGTCTGCCCAGCAAGTTGCATGTTGGTTAACTTCTCTTCAGCCTTTTGCAGGGTCGTTTCGTTCTGCTCAATCCGGTTGTTGATTTCCTTGACCAGCCTACCCTGACCCTTGACGTACTCCTGAGACCGGGCGTTAGCCTCTTCCTCGGTCGCATACACCTCAGGCAAGGTGATATCACCCATTTGGATTTGGTAGCCCTCTGGCTTCTCGCCCCGCTCAAACATGCCCTCTTGGATCTTGTAGCCCTTTGGCAGGACTGCGGCGCTCGTAGGAGGCGATATTTGGTCTCCCTGCCTATCCACATCCCCACGGCGTACCGCCTCGTCCAGAATCGATTTGGCGTAGGCATCCTCTTTTAGTCCGGTGGAGAGGCGAATATCCGACAAGGCTTCTGCGGTCAGGATGGGCTTGTCACCCATCGTCTTGTCCAAAGACTTAATCGCAGCGTTGTATTGCTGATCTGTAAACCTTATGGCATTCGTTCCTGTCTCCAGCTCCGCCTTCTCCGGCAGGGCTTGGATAGATTTAAACGCAGCAAATAGCTGCGGCTGGGACATGGAGTTCAGATCCCCCGTCCCGGTGGTTCGGGTCAGGAAGTCCGTGAAAGCTTGGTCTGTGGGGATCTGTTTAGCCTGCGCTTGGTCAATCACATCCCGTGCGGTTAAACGCTCACCCTGATACCCGGTACGGGAGTTAAGGATGGTGTCTATCTGTTTTTGCTCTTCTGCCGGGTTTACACCGGGCATCGCATCAGCAATGTCCTCGATGGAGTAGCTCTTAATCGGGGGCAGACCCACCGTCTTGCGGTACTCATCAATGTGTTGGTTCAGGTAAGGGTCAATCCCCTCTGCCTGTAGATCTTCCTTGGAGATGTCCCCCAATGGATTACGGATGGGATGGACGTTAGTCGGAGCCTTGATTTCTACCGGCGGGGCAGACATGACTGCCTGTTCCTCGGCTTGCTGTTTGGCTTCCTGTTCTTGACGCAGGGTTTCTTGCTCTTGGGCGATCTCTTGGTCTAGCTTGGCGGCGGCTTCATCTCTCTCGCGTTGCTTCTCTACCTCGTATTCCCTGCGGGCTTGAGATAACTGGAGAGGAGAGACTGCCGCACCGGTTAGGGCACCCATCAAGGCATCCCGTGCAGCGGCTCCAGCCACACCAGAGAAGGTGTCGGTATTGATCCCGGCATTCTGTAGCGCGACGTTCTCGGTAATCTGACCTACCCCGCCTTGAATACCTTCTGGGATGGCTTCTTCCAAAGTTGCGCCGCCAACTGTTTTTAAACGGCTAGGCTGGGTTAACGGGCGGGTAGCTGGCTTGGCTTTGGCTGTCTTTCCTAAAACAGATTCCACGCCGGTCACCGCATCCAACATCCCGGCAGCAGCACTGCCCATGATTCCGGGGGCATTAGAGCTTAGATATTCTTGGGCTTTGGTGGCTTGGGCTTCAGCATCTGCACGAGACAAACCTTTCTCATCCATCAGTTTTTGGGTGACGGAATCAAAGATGTTCCCTTTAGCTTCACCAGCTCCTTGTAGGGCACCAAAGGCAAGCCTTGCTGTAAACGCAACTGCACTGGCAATCGCCAAGGGAGCAGACGCAACCATCGCAGCAAGACCAGCGCCAATCGCAGGGACAGAAGACGCAATACCTGAGACGGTGGATTGGAGGGGAGCTTCAGCGACCGCTCCTAGACCTGCCATGATCTCAGATCCAACGCCCTGTTCTCCTGCCCGCTTCATTATCTCTTCACGGCGGCGCATCTCTTCCAAACGCTCCGGCGACATCCCTGCCTGAATCTCAGCAGCGTACTCCCTAAGACCTCTAGCAGGGGCAGACTCAGCACCAAACGCAGACGCAATCGACCCAGCAGAACCAACAAGACTTGCCAACCCGGCTCTAGCCGTGTCTTTTAAAGACATCGGCGCTCTGGGCTGATCCTTGAGTTCTTCTGTGGTGAAACCAGCATAAGGATGCTGGGCTACGACTGCGCGGATAACATCATCTTGAGAAGCTCCATCAGGACCCTCAATACGATAAGTTTTTCCGTCAGGTGCTTTAATCTGATAGAGCGCCATGTTTTATCTCACCACTTGTGCTGGTCCCCATTGTCCCTTGCCAGTATTAGGCGGGGCTGTCGGAATTGATGCGATACCACCGCTTTTGGATCTACGTATGGCTTCTTCCATTTCTTGGATGAGCTTTTGTTTGCTTGCCTCATCCTTTGCCATTTGTATCAATGGCTGGTACTTAGCACGAATAGCTGCCTCTTCTTTCTGTTTGGCAACATCCAATGCACCTTCTGATCTAATGGCAGCGGAAGACAGATCTTTGGCTTTATCAAGTTGCTGATCAATCGGAAGGTTGGGGTAAAGCTGTTGGATAAGAGCAAGATTCTTTTGAATCTCAGTCTGAGCATAAGCCTTAGATGCCGAAGCGGACTGAGCAATCTGCTGTGCTTGAAGTGCTTCTGTTGCACGATGCGATCTTTCAGCTTCTTGGGCAGTTGCTGCATGACCAAGTACGGTAGCCCTGTTCTGAGCCATGTTTTGTTTGATTTCAGCAATCTTCTGCTCATGCTTTGCCATAGCCTCTATATCGCCGCGCTCTTCTGCTCTGCGGAGGTTTGCAATCTCAAAGTTCAGCCTTGCCATATCCATAGACTGTTGGCGGCGCTGGGCTTCTTGACGGGCGTATCGTTCATCAGCAGCAGCTTGGGCTGCGTTATAAGCAGAACCAAAACCGCCAAATACATTCCCGCCACTTCTTGTGGCTTCACCAGCAGCAATCAATGAATTCCAAAAATCCCTTTTCTTCTGGGCTTCTTGGCGCTCTTGGAAAGCTTGTTGGTTCTTAATATCCTGTTCCTCAAGCCCTCTTAGACGGCTTTCATAGTCAGCCCCAAGAGGCTTTTGGAGAATTGGGCTTGTCTTCTTGCGCTCCTCAAGAAGTTCCATAGGGCTACGCGGCATAGGCACATCCTGCATAGCTTGTTCCACAGCCATCCTTGTGTAATCCGGGGAAGCTTTGGGCTGTTGTGTTGCAATCCCTTTGGGCTGTGATTTCTTTTCCTGCTTTGGCTTTTCTTCTTCCGTAAAAGGATTTTTTACGTAGTCACCTTCAGCAAAGGCAACAATACCGCCGCTGTCAAAGTTAAACATATTGCCGGTTGGTAATCTTGTAATACCACCGTTTGCGTATGTGGGTACGCTTTCAAGTTGGTTTGGCTGGGGAACTCCCTCAGGGATTTCTTCTCTGGGCTGGGCTAGTTGCTGGGCTAACTGCTGACCGCCCTGCTGTTGACGGGCTTGATCTGCCATCAATTGATTGGAAGCCTGTTCCATAGCCTTGCGTTCCACCCGGTCTTTGACAGACATGTCTGGGGGAGTTGCTTTCTTGGCAGCTTGTTCAACATCATTCCTGCGTTGCAGTTCAGCAAGAGCAAGATAAGGTGGAACATCAGGGTTCCCGCCATTAGCGTAAGAAACAACCGCCTGCGTAGGCAGACCCTTTAAACGCTCTTGAATTTGTATAAGGTTCATTTTTTTTACCTTATTTGGCAATAGATCCGATGTTCACGCCCAGACCCTTCAAGGAATCCAGCAGACTACCTAGACCACCAACGGTCGAGGAAAACTGACCAAGATTGCTTTGCTGACCCGGCGCATAACTAACCGTGGAGATAGGAAGGTTCTGTAGCATGGACTGCTGGAACTGAAGCATCTTTTGTGGGTAGTCGCGCTGGGCAAGAAACTCGTTGTAATCTGCCGTGACACCTTGTTGTTCGATGTCTCTTTGGGACTTTCCTGCCTCTCCCAGAATATCTGACAGGGTCTTGGCTTGGGCTTGTTCTTGATTAAACTGCTGCATGGCTTTATCAAACGCCGTGGCATACCCTTGACCAACAGTCTTATTCATCTCTTGCATCAGGTTCCGCTGGGTCTCGGTGTCCATCAAAGCTTGACGGGTGCCACCAAAAGCCCCTGCTCCAGTTGCCTTGGCAGCGTTCTGCATTTGGGTAATTTGAGATTGACGGCGCAGTTCATCCAGTTGAGGCTGAAGAGCCGACTGAAGATACGGGTTCATGTATTGCTGGGAAACATCACCAAAGGATTTCCCAAGCAACGAAGGGTACGACAGACTCCCCAGACCTTGAAACATCTTTGACTGTAGGTCGGATGGACCGGCAGTCATGGGTCCTTGGTAGATCTGATACGGAGTCTCTGCAAGCCCTTTGGCTTTGCCAAGCATCTCCGTTACATAAGGACCTGCCCATTCAGATAGGGTGGAGGATTCTGAACCTACCCTTTGAGAGGTGTTTGGGGCGTTGGTTGTTCCAGTCACGCCAGTGGAAGTGGTATCTGCCATGATATTTCCTTATGCGGGCAAATGTTTATCTGCCTTTGAGTTGACGGCAACCTTGTTCTTGCCGACCGTCTTGCCACGGGACTTCTGGATACGTTCCATCATGGCGTAGAGCTTTCTTGCTCCTGCTTCTGTGCTTCCATTGCCTAGTTCTGAAACAATCCGCGCCGGGACAACAAACTCGCCATCAGCAAGACGGGCAGGTTGTTTCTCTCCAATAGTGGCAGGGATAGAATCGCTGACCCCATCACCGGGACCTTTTAGTAGCTGACCGCCATCTGAATACCCGCCAAGGGAAGAGATACCCCCCTCATTCATCCTAATAATATTCTCAGACGGGAAACCATCCATAAGACCGCCTTCAGCAGCCTTGGTGTAGGTTGTAGGTTTAAAGTAGGTAATACCGCCAGAACCGGGACGACGAGGAACAACCTTGCCTTCTGCGGTTGTCATCGTTGATGTGGAGTAAGGGGTCTGCTCTCTTGTTGCGGTGTAGGTTGGGATGCCACCTGTATAACCGCGATAGGGAGTTCCACCACCTCCAGCGCCAAGCTGATTTAAAAGATAGGACAACCCAGCCACACCGGCAATCTGCGTCCCTATCCCGGAACCGCCGGACAGGACACTGCCGATAGTGTTTAAAGCATTACCCCAGTTCCCGCTAGAGATATTGGAGAAGAAGTCCCCAATACTTGAGGAGGAGCCGGTAGTAGATCCACCGGTAGTGGAAGTTGTGGGGTCTGGGATGTAGTTCCCGCTCCAATCATATGCCATATGTGCCTCGCCCTAAAATATCAATTAGCTCGTTTAAATCAATATCCTCACCCAAGCCAATTAACGAAGATATATCATTTTCATCTGTTTTCTCTCCGGGCACAACCTGCCTTGCCTTAAGAAACTCAGGCTCTTTACCCGGCATGGTGACGCTCAGAGGTTGGTATTGCTGTTGAATTAATTCCCCCTTGGAACCAATCTGCTGGGTGGGAGCATTAAATTCCTTGCCATAATAGAAAGCCTCGGAGGGACCAGAGGTTTTGGCTTCAGCTTGTTGAATAGCTGGTAGTGCCGCAATCCCCATGAGAGCTTTGTAAGTCTGCTGCCTTTTTTGCAATGCGGCTTTTTGTGCTGCGGCTTGGGCAGCAGCTTGAGCAGCAGCATCCCCTGTGCCAGTGCCCTGAGTCCCAGTTCCTTGCCCTCCCGGACCTTCTGTGGTGGTTCCCGGAGCGCCTGTCGTTGTTCCGGGGCCTATTCCTGCCCCAGATCCTGTACCAGATCCTGGGCCAGCTACATCACCGGTTTGTGTGCCAGTGCCTGCACCACCAGTAGTAGCGCCTCCAGTAGTAGAGCCAAAAACTCCTGCCAAATCCATGCGCATCATATTGATGCCGGTTTTTCTAATGTCTTCCGCGCTTGGGTTAGAAATACCGCTGTTTCTTAAGACTATCTCTGCATCTTTTAGATAGTCGCTCATGACAGAGGAATTTGAAGCAAACTGCTTGACCAAAAAATCCAATGATGAAGTTGGATCGGTGTAGCTTTGTACGTATTGATACTCTTCAGTTGGAGTTTGTGCAAAGGAAGAGAATGCGCTTCCATAGCCCCCGCCAGCGCCAGCAGTGCCGCTTTCTTGCTTTGCCTGATAGCTTTCTATGTTGGTTTGTGAAGATTTAAAATTTTCCGACGGAGTTAATTTATTATTTTCTAACTTGGTCAGAAGTTCTTGTTTTTTTGTTTCAGGAATTGGCGAAAGATCAATAAACTGTTTAGCCGCATCTTCACCAAGCTTGTCTCTTGCAATTAAAACAAAATCTTCAGCATCGCCTCCTGACGCTCCACCTGTTCCATAGGCAGAAGACAAGGTAGCATAGGGCGAATTTGGATCTGGCGTTCCAATACCAAACAAAGCTTTCACTCTGTTGTCTACAAATCTCCAGTCTCCATTAGCATCTTTAAACCAAGAAACTTTTGGGTTTGTGACATTTACTAACGTGCCGTCATCATTTTTTCTAAAGTTTCCTTCATTGCCTAGGTCGATTTCCTTTTCAACAAGTCTGTTAAAGTCCCTGTTAAAGTTTTCCGTTCCGGGTTGAAGAGTCTTAAGTTGAGTTTGCAGTTCGCCAGTTAATTCTGCCGTGGCAGGTCCAATCTGCGTATCTTGCAAAAATTTTGCGTAATTACCAGATAAACTTTGAGCAATCCTTAAAGCATCTTCATTTGAAATATTTGGTATTGCCTGTTTTATTTGCTCGACGGCATTTTCATCAAAATCAGAAGCAATAATTGCATCGTAGTAATCTTGTATTTCTGCATCTGCATCTCTTTGTGTAAGAGGAAACCCAGAAGCTCCAGATCCAACCGGCGGGACATAATTCTTTTGTGCCCTCGCGGCATTAATTGCAAGAGACTTACCTGCGTTCTCTAATGCCTTTACTACGTCATCACCACGGGCAGCGGCAGTTGCTGCGACACCTGCTGCGTTACTAGCAAATGTCTCCAGCCCGTTTAAACTTTTAGGATCTATTCTGCCTGTAATAAAGTTCTTGGCTTCTTCTGAAGCAAAGTTTCCAACAATGCTATAAGCAATGTTTTCACCAATGTTGGATGGGTCTGAAATGGTAGAGGCAAGTCCACTGGTCACGCCGCTTGCAATGATTTTCTCTGTTTGATCTACAGACAGATTAGAAATCCTTGCTAACTCTTTAATGTTGGCTTCCCCTGTTGCTCCACCCCCCATAACGGTTTTTGCAATGTCAGAGGTATTGGCTGAAACAGCGCCGCTTACCAATCCAGCTTGCATAGCCTTGCTTACATCACCACCCGTAAGCGCAGCCATGCCGCCATTCATGATGGAGCTTGTGAGCGCAGATATACCGGTTTGACCGACAACCTGACCTAAAGTGATCGCAGTTGCTGGAGCGCCTACTGTAAATGCGGTAGGAGCAACTGCTGCTGCTGTACCAACTTGAATACCACTTAATGCAGATGAAAGAGCTTGACCAAGTTGCGGGGCAAATACCAAAGAAGCAATTTGGATTACAGGGGCAAGTTCGGCAAGCTGTCCTCTCCATCCCGCATGGCTAACGCCCACCGCATCAAAATAGTTGGCAGCAAGTTGACCATCAGGTTTGGTAACAGGAACTAGGTTACCGCTACCGTCTGCTTTAAACAAAATAGCAGCATGAGGGGCTTTTTGATTGGCTCCTGCACCAGTCCTATCAAGCGCATTGGCAACAACGTAAAAATCCTTAGTTGCATCATTGATAGCGTTGTACTTTTCCTCATTAGTCTTAAGACCAGATATATCAACGCCAGCTTGTTCTGCCGCCTTTTTAAAGTCTCCGGTGTAAGAAACCCCGCCACCATATGCCTGCGTTTTTTCAAGACCAAAGATTGCCGCACCACGGGCAACAGAAGATCCGTCAGACTTTACGTTCCAACCAAACGCATTGTAGTTGTCTCGATATTGATCTTTGTTAAGGGTGTCGCTCTTGTATTTATTAAGCACAGAATCCAGCGCACCCTGATCAAGCAGTGGAAGTCCTGTGCTTTGGTCAATGTTTGTAAAGTAATCAGGATTGGCTTTGGGCAGATTAACCGTAGGAATATTCGCCATTTTCAGAGGATCAATCTCTGAAATCATGGATGTTACTGGCTTAATAAGATCATCAAGCTTGGTGTTTTTAACGGCAGTCTGTATCTGACCCAGAAGAGTCTGTACTGACTTGGCATCAGCAAACTTGGTAACATCGCCAAGACTACCCCTGATATTGTCAATGTAGCTACCGACATTGTTAATCGCTTCGTTGCGCTGGTCTACCAATGGCTGGATAGAATCCATGACCGCTTGATACTTGTTTTGTGCGGTATCAAACGCAGTATTGGCTTTGTCAAATGCAGCCTGCGCAGGTTTGATTGTGCCGTTTTGATAGGCTCTTTCAGCCGCAGCACGAGCGTTATCCAAGGCAGTCATAGAAGTGTTGTAAGTTTTCTCTGCTGACGTAATGGATGCTTGAGCCGTTTTCTCAGCGGCTTGACGAGCTTTGTCTACGTTAGTTTGAGACGCAGAAAAAATCTTATCTAAGTTTTGCAGATTGCTTTCTGCGGCTCTTTCAGCAGCTTCTCTTGCTCTGTCCAGAGCTTGATTAGCCCTATCTAAGTTTGTATTTGCAGAATTTAGAGTTCTCTCAAGAGAAGCCCTATTCTTATCATTTGCGTTATCAAGATTGCGTTGAGCTGTGTCTCTTGCTTTTTCAGCATTAGAAACATTGTTTAAAGCTGACTTGTAGCCCGAATTGTTATTTACATATTGACCTGAATCTTTGTAATTACGGAATTCATTTAACTTTTTTTCTGCTGCCTGCATAGCAGTTACAGCATTTTTATAAGATGAATTGTCGTTTAAGAACTTTCCAGAATCTAAAAATTCACGGGCATTGTTAAGCGCCTTTTCTGCGGCAGTAGAAGCTTTCTGTGCGTTTGTATAGCCAGAATTCTTTGTTAGGTAAGATTGATCATCAAACGCAGCCTGAAGACTTTCTAATTTGGAACGGGCAGCATCTAAAGCTTTTTGGGCAGTAGTAACTGCCGTTTGGCTAGGCTTGGTGCTGGCTTGGGCATCGGTGTACTTTTTCTGCGCAGCAGTGACCGCAGCAATAGCTTTTTGTACATCTGCCAGTTTGACGGCGGTATATGCCATGTTTAAACCTATTGCGTTAAGTCATAGAAAGAGATCGACCCAAGTCCACTGCCCTTGGTCGCACCGTCTACTGTTCTAACTGCCAGCGTGTAAATGTCGCTCACACTGGTTAATGACACGCCTAGCTGCAAGTCCCAGTTATATCCCGTTGGCGCACTGGTTTGCGAAACCCCGCCGCTTCCCGTGCTGGTCACGTAATCTGTTTGCACAATACTTCCTGTGGCAGAAATTGCTGTAGCGGCAATATCGTATTCAACATTGCTGTCTGAAGGAACCGTAGCAGCCCATGTTGCTCCCGTTAAGGTTGGGTTCTTTAACAGAACCACCTCATAGTTCTGGGAAGTCAGGGGTAGAAACTGAACACGATTTGGCAATACAACCGCACCTGTTCTGCCAGAGGCAAGACGAATCGACACAATCGGGTAGAAGGTTGCCGCTGTATCAATGTTGGAAAACGCTGTTGTGCGTCGCGCTACATGGTCAATCGATGTCTGCTCAAAACCACCCTCAGAAACCACCGAGCAGCAAATAGACTTCATTGAAGCCGCTATTGCTGAAGAGCTTGTGATCTCATATCTAATAGGCAAAATCGCCGTGGTCATGTAAACGGATGTGATGTCGTTGGCATTATTGAATGTATGGCAAACGATGTACTCGCCGTTGATAATAAAGCCGCAACGAACAGACCCTACGCCCAACCACTCAAAGTCCATCCACAGAATCTGTGCCTTGGAAGGATCTAGCGTGTAACCGCTTGCACCTGTGCCGTCTAGCTTGTCGCCATTCCAATCATCTTGATTGACCGTGCGTATATCGCTAGGGGTTCCCGGATTTGGGGTAGAGCTTGAACGCAAGACAAACGAATACACACCATCCACACGTTGGAAGAACACCCCGTTCTGAGTGTTGAAGTAGCCCACACGCTGCGTAAGATTTGTACTGGCGTTCCCATCCATTACAAAGGTGGCAAGAATTAATAAGCCTTTTCCGGGCTGGTAGGGGAAACTCCGATAAGACTGCCTGACAACAGATCCGACACCTACGCCGGTCACCTGCATCTGCACCGCTGCTTCATTAGAAAGGAAGGAAGTTGTGCCTGTCCCGGTTGTAGCTATATCAAATTGATTGTCAGCCGCGTATCTGTTCTGGCTGTCAAACAGGGTGTATGGCTGACTTACTCGAAGCCGCCCAAAGGCATCCGTATTGGTGCCCCCGATTGAGATGGGTAGTGTCGATGAGTTAGCCATAAGCTGCGCCAAAAAGTTATCAAGTGTATTAAAGTACAAACGCAGAATACTGTTTAGCTGGTTGTGATATTCCCGGCTGTATTCATTTGGCGCAAACGGCAATGCAGGAGCCTTGGTGGAATAAAGTTCCACTGATTCCGTAGTAACAATTTGAGTACTCATCTGCGCCCATCAGGTCTAATGTCAAGTCGTGGGGAGCCTAGCTGCCATGCCACACCAATGTTGGTAGACCGAAGCTCTAGCGTCATCTGCCTGCCTCTGACCCGCGTGTAAATCTGTCCCGTGAACTCTTCTATAGGAATAGTCGCTGTCCTTGTAACCGAATGGCTGGCATAGCCGCCCACCGATGGCGGGGTGGTATATCCAGAGCCTGAATTCTTCAATGGCTTTAAATACATCGTCGCGGTTGGACTGTCGGCGGTCGATCCCACAAAGGTAATGTCTGGCAGAACCCTCCAAACAAAGGAGAAGTTGTGCCCGTCATCCAAATCAAACTGCGCAGAATTAATGTATGCCTCAATAGGCTGCGTTGAGCTTGTCTCTTTATTATCGTTGCCGATCTCGTGGATTACAGTATTGTTAATATAGGTGGTTGCCAACGGTCCCTGCTGATATGGGGAGTCAAGCCACGCTGTTCTTCCAAGGTCGCCGTAGTACCAGATGTCTTCTACGTAGTTGTAAACGACGTACCGGTCAATCACGGTTGATCCTGATGTGCAGTAGAACCACCAGACTTCATTGAAGCCTTCATTGGTTCCGGCAAATATCTGGTCTGCCTGATCTAGATTAATGTCGCTGTAAATGAACTTCCTGAGGTCGCATCGCAGGGTCTGTACGCGACCGTCGTATTTATAGAACTTATCCACACCCATCCAGAAAGCCACGCCGCTGGCTAATGCCGTAGCGTTTTGCCCGATGATGGAGAGGTTGTCGCCAAGTAATTGGGTACCCCAGACAATCGGAGGATTAAGGTATTGCAAGGAATACAACGATGTGTCTGTCCAGACCAGAATTTCCTGTCGGCTCTGGAGAACAGTAACAATTTGAGATCCATGAGAAAGCCTGACACTACCTGCCTGATTGGTCGCAGAGGGAGTCCAGTTTGTGACGCTCTCTTGGTCAGACCACCTGATCAACATAGGATCAAAGGTTGTCCCAAGATAATCATTTGAGCCAAAGCAGAAGGTGAACCGGCTAATGTCTGAGACCGTCAGATAGTTTTGCTTGAGCGGGACATTAGACGCGCCGCTCATGTCCTCTACGGCAATCGCTCTGGTAGAGATTCTCTGGGTTCCAGATTGACTTCCGGATGTATTGATAGGCGTTCCACCTGCCGTGGCGGCTAGGTTACAGGTTACCCCGGAGGCATTGACCACATAATAGACAACCCCCGGTAAAAGCCCTGTAGGAAGACTTCCCGTGGTCGTTAGGGTAATTGCCATGCCATCGGTTAAAACCGATCCTGTCGTCATCACCGCAGGGCTGGCGATGGTAATAGAAGCCGTTGTGCCAAAGACACCAACGCTGGCATCCCAGTAATAGAGCTTGCCGTTCCGTGGTCCAAAAACAAGGTCTTCACCAAAGTTTGTCTGGCTCCAAAGCCTCAATGCTTGATTAGAAGTAGTCCCAATCCCCCACTCGCCAAAGCCCCATTCCCCAGCGCCCCAGCCGGTAATAGGCACAGCAATCTCTGAACCAATGTTGATTTGGTAAACAGCCTGAACTGTGCCGCCGCCATTGGTCACCGTGGAAGTTGCCTTGGCGGTAACTGTGTGAGATCCAGCCTGAGAGCTGCCGATTGCAGAGATAGCCGTGCCGCCAGAAGTCGCCGCTAGGTTAAACGTATAGCTTGATGTGTTTACAACGTAATACGTCGTTCCGGCAACAAACGGAGGCGGGAGAGACCCGGTAGTAGATAAAACGACCGGAGTGTTGTTGGCTAGTTTAAACGATGCTGTGAACACAGCAGGACTTGCTGCCGTAATCACCACATCCGAAGACATTGCTATGGTGTAGTCGTTCCCGCTAATGGAAAGGATTTCATGTTCGCCAAGAATGGTCAGGTTTCCTGTTGCGGAACTCCCATAGAAAGTTACGAAGTCGCCAACTTGATACCCGCCATTACCATCGGTAACGGTGATAGTTGAAGAGCCATTGGTGGTATCAAAGGGATTGGTCAGCGTGACAGATTCCCGAATGGGCGTAATGTCGTAATATTCCCCGCCCTGAGAGATGTAAAACTTCTTGTTCGTGCCAAGGCTTATTAGATTGGTGCTGTTTAAAGTTGACCAGTTCCACAAAGACCGGCAGACACCGTCAAAAGTGTTCTCAGAAATTCTTTCCCAGCCACCTATTTTCTCAGGTGTGCCTTGGCGAAACCGGACCTTGTCACAGTCATACCAACCATTCTCATTGGTATATCGTGTGTTTTCCCTGTTTACACCTGCCTTGAAAAGAAGTTTCTTTAATGGCATTTTATTTCACCGATTCGTATTGGGCGTAGCATTGCTTGAGGGCTGCTCTGAGTTCGTCGGCTTCTCTGGCGACCCTGACAAGAAATTCTCCATCCTCTCTGTAAAGCTCTTTGCCGGTACATCCACCTTGTTTAGCGCCGGAAGTACTGGACACGGAACCATCAGTGGGGCGGGCTTGGCGGTCGCGCAAGCCGTTAGCCAAAGCGGTAGCACGAGCATTAAGATTCTTGAGTTCACGGTCTTTTTCCTGCCTGATATTGTTCGCAGCCTGTTGCCAATTCTGCTCTTTTTCCCTAGCTTTCTCAACCTCTGCGGTGTATAGGGCTAGGGAGTCCGCTCTCTCTTTGTCCCACTGCTGTTGGACATAAGCCTGACCTGATTCATCCCCTTTGTAATAGCCGGTGCTAAACGCCGCAATCACGGCTAATACAACGCCAAGGATGACCCAAGGGTTCATCATTTCTTAGGGGGCACAGCGGTGCCATCAAGCTTCTTGTGAACCTTAATCTTTTTGCAAACCTCTACCTCTTTGCCCTTCTTTACTTCCTTGGTGCAGACTTCTTTGATCTCACCGCCAGCCCAGCTTAAGTTTACAGTCAGGGTCAAAAGAGTTAACAGTGCAATTTTGATAAGCTTCATTATTCGATCTCCGGATGCGGTGGTTGTACTGGGGCTGGTTTACCTTTGTAGCCTTGTTGAACTGGCGGCGCAGAGCTTACGGGGTCAAGGGTTGGCTCTTGGCGCTTAGATATAGGCATGGGCTTGTCCTCGCGCTCTTCCTTGGTCGAGAGATTGGGAGGCACAAACTGTGGCAGAGCATCTTTGCCTTTAACTGCCAAGAGAGTTGCTAATGATCCAAGGATGTACTTGGACATGTCGGACAGGATCAGGAAAAACTGTTTGTCCGCAGGTGCCATGCCGTTCATGGGTTGCGTTACAAAAACGACACTATAAAGGCTGACCCCCACCATGATGACCACAGTGCAGCAAAAGGTAAACGCGATGCAGAACTTAATTACTGCATCGTGCTGCTCCTGCGTCATTGCAAGAAACTGGCTTATCAACTTTAACGGGTTCATCCTTCATTTCCTCCGGTTTCATAAGCTGGTCTGGGCAGGTTCCTGTCACTGCGCAGTAGGGTCGTTTACACTCTTTGTTTTCCCAGTTATCAGGGTCTTGGCAGGGGTATCTGAACCGCTCGCACCCCAGTAGGCTAAATACCAAGAATACGGCGAATACGCGCATGTTGAAGCTCCCTATCATCCATACCTTTGGTTCCACCATTGATCTTCTTGGTCAGGGTAAGAAAATCCCCGGAATCGGCATAGTTGTTTAAATTGTTGCTCTCCCAGAACCAGCAGGCTGACTGGGCTGCTCCCTCGAAGGTCTGTAAGTATTCTGCCGCTTCTTCAGGAGTGATCTCCAAGCTCATCGCAAACCGGGTCATATTGTCTTTGCCGGTCAATTGGATCAGACCTTTTCCGGCAAATTTCCAACCCTCGCCAGACTCCTCTGGACCATTTCCCATACGGTTTGCATAGACCCTGTTGGCGATGGCGCGGGGGTTACGCTCGTACTTTTGAGCCGTTGCCATGTCTGGGAAATACTTGGGGAACGTCTTGAGAAGCCCTGAGGCTTTGTAGTTCAGGTTCTCAGAGAGGTATACGAACCCGCCAGACTCATGATGGCACTGCGCCATGAAGGCAGCGACACGAACCGGCGTGTTGATGTCGTAGTCGTTTAAAAGGGTTGCTCCGTTTAACTCTTTCTGCGGAGCGAACAAGGCATCGTGCCACTGCTCAGGGTACTTGGTATGGGGCGCAAACTCTTTGAACTGTTTAATGGTAAGCATTTTTGTTTGCTATATTAACTTTGAGTTTTTTGAATTTACATTTACTTTTTCTATATTATTTTTTTTATACGCCATCAGTTTTTTAAGTTCTTCAATATGATCTGAACCAACAAAGTAAACTCCTTTGTCTCTTGATAACAGCCACATATCTCGATATTTATTTGCTTTGTCAGCCATTTTTCTTGCCGACGTATTTCCAGAATCCCACATTTCTTTTTCGCCATCTTTTATAAAAGAAATAACATTATCAGGTGTTGCTTGTAATTTGCTGCGTTTTAAAAAATTTCCACCCATAGATGATAAAAACGCACGGAGATCATTTGCATCAAATCTTTTATTTCTAAAATACCCAAACTCTTTTTGAGCATTTAATATCCTGTCAAATATTGTTCCATCACCAACCAAAACTTTGTGTTGTTTATTAACATCCGTATTTGTAAAAATAACAAACAAAAACTCTTTGGGGTAACCTTTTACAAAGTTTGCAAGTTTGTCATCCCAAGAGCCTATATAAGAAACACTTTTTATCTTATCTTTACCATCACCCTCATACCATGCGCCGTATCTTTTAATAAGGTTTTTAATTTTTTCTGGCAAAACTATATCGTGTCCGTGCTTTTGACCAACAAAAATTAAATCATCCCGAGCCACAAAAATAGACATCATTCACCCAGTAAAATCTTTGCACGTAACTCCCGGCTCTTGCGGGTTTCCTCTTTCATAAGCTTGTACTGCTCTGCCGCCAAGTCCGTCATGGCTTTCATGTCTGCATATGCCATGCCAAGCAGGGGTATGGCAAGCACAAACGTCAAAGCCATGATGGCGAGACAGATGACCACAACAACTGATACGTCTGACTCGTCCTTATTAGAATTAGAACGCCCCACATCCACGCTACTACGAACAGAACTGCCCCAATCCATGTTGTTAGAGCTTTGATTTGATTTATTGCCCTTCTGCGTCGCCATAATATGATTTGTGTTTTTCTCATTTCTTCAGCGAGGGCTTGGTTTTGTTCCTGAACAATCTGCTGCCACATACGCTCAAAACGAGTCCACACATCCCCCAATTCTGGCGGGGTGTTATACACCATCATTTCCCGCACAGTTGCTAACATTGCATCTAACTGCGTTCTGATTCTAATTCTACGTAGCGCTCTGATCGCTACGGATTCATTGCCTTTGTACAGCTTCTTGGCGTTCCCTTCTTCTTCTATGAACGCCTGCATTAACTTTTCGTACTCCCCAACAAATACCGCAAGGTGATCCCATACATCGTTTAAAGCATCGTTTGGGTGAGAGTTTGCTACCTTCTGGACTCTCTTTACCTCTTCGTTGTATTGCCTCGTTTGCTCTGGGCTTGGAGAGGTAATCTTGTGGTATTGATCTTTTAAGTCTTTAAGAACATCTCCTACCTCTCCTGCCGTTGACTTAACTTCTTTGTAAAAAGCTATGCCGCGCTTGGCTAGATCTATCGCAGTTGTTGCTGCCTTGAAACACGCTGCAATGGTGATCGGGTCCACATTGGCCTCTCCTTACTGATCCTGCCACTGCGAAGTCTGCGGTGTAAAGTTTGCGGTATAACGAGCGTAACCTGCCGTTACTCTAATATCGTCCATATACCCATCAAAGTCTGAGCTATTGTCATAAAATGCGCCAAAAGTTGCCCTTGTTTGTTGAATGCTATATGTATAACTTGCACTTGTTGCTTCAACATTTCCATTAATAAAAAGTCTTAAATTATTTGATGAATCTCTTGTAACAGCAATATGAACCCAAGTTCCAGTTGAAACATTATTTGTTGATGAAACGTTACTTGTATTAATGTTATAAAAAACAAGTTTTCCAGAAGTGACTCTTAAACTACTTCTGTCTGCTGCTGCATTAGTAAATTGGGACCAAATTAATTCGTCAGTTGTTGAGTTAAGGTATATCCATGCCTCAATAGTAAATTGGCCTGTTGCTGGCACTACTGGATTTACTGTATATAACCAATCATCAACATTATCAAATAAAATAGAACTTCCTCCCCATTTACTTTGCGCTGTGCTTATCTGAGCATTACCAACAGTCTCCAGCACGTTCTTGCCAGTGGCATCAATGATGCCGCCGTTGGTGAAGTTAAGCAGTGTATTAGTGTTGGTTATGTTTGTAGGGGGTGCAGTAGGAACGGTGATTGTGGTGTTGCTATAGCCATAAACATCCGTACCGTTAACTATTCTAAAACCTGATACATACCCGTTGAACGTAACACCGAATGCTTCACCAATGTATCCTAGATTAAAAGCAGCAGTAATTGCGCTTAAACTAGCGCATGTCCCTGTACCAACTCTAACACCATCAATAAACATGGCTGTCTGATTGGTGCCCGTGCCCCCTCTAGCAATAACTATATGTTGCCATGCATTTACTTTAATATATGTAGTTCTGGATACACTTATAACCGCTCCAGAAACTGACCCTGTTTCAAACACAAAATTACCGGAATTGTCGCCGTACAGCAGCATTTTTGGATTTGTTCCACCGCCATTATCCTGACCCCAATAATTAACATTTGCAGCAGAAGATGTTACATAGAACCAACCTTCAATCGTGAACGCATTCGTTGAAAAATTTATGTTTGATTTAGTTAAGTAGTCACCACTTCCATCAAAGTACCCACTGCCGCCTATAGTCTCTGGCGTGTATGCAACAACCGGGTAGAACGGGCTGAAGGCTTGGACGGAGGGGGTGCCGTTGACCGTGATGGCGAATGCGTTTGTGCTGTTGTCGATGAAACGGTTTGACTGACAGGTGAGCAGTGCAGTGCCGGAGATTGCCGTCAGTGGGGTCGTGCTTGGCGTGAAGTTGCTGGTGTAAACGCGACTTCCCTTTACCACGCGAAGATTGCTGATGTAACCGTTTAAGAAGTTGTTTGTACCTCCACCGCCTCCGGTAGAGAAATTCCCCATTATGTTGTTGGCGTACCCAGTATTGTTACCAATAGCCGTAATTGAGGCCGTGGCAGTGGAAACGCCATTTAAATACAAAGTAACCGACGTGCCAGCCGTAACAACAGCAGCAACATGGAACCATTGGTTAATTGGAACACTGGCTAACGGGATAGTTGCGGCACTCGCACCAGGGCCGTAAAAATTTAGGCCGCTTGAATCAGCAAAAAATGCCCAGTTTGCTGCGTATACGCCACCCACGAACCCGGTACCCTGCACTATGATAGGTTGAGTGGAACCCGGTCCACCCGGAGTTGCATTCAAATAAAGCCAGCACTCAATCGTGGAATCAACGCCGTTCAACAAGAGATTTGCGTTGTACGGCGTGCTTAGATACGAGTTTGTTCCATTCCCGTTATTACTCCACCCCGTCTGCGAGAACGGCGAGAACGTACCCTGCGTCGTGTTGCCGTTGCGGGTGATGCTGAAGTTGTTGGACGAGCTATCTAGGAACGTGTTGTTCTGCGCTCCGTTCGTGCCATTACCGTGAAGCAGCAGTGTCGTGTTCTGGAAGTACGGGTCGTACATGTTCCACCGACGAGTCTGCCGGGCTTGTATAGCATCAGACACTGACCATATGCCGGGGGTCGATGCTCCCAGTGCGGGGTTGTAAGCTGTGTACCCGGTGAAAGGCGTGAACGTGCTGACCTTGGCATCGCCATAAGATGTTATGGCAAAAGCGTTGCTGCTCTGGTCTACGATAGCCGGTGAGTTGCAGGTCAGCAGTTGTGTATTCGTAATATTGAACAACTGCGTTGGTACATTGATTGTGGTTTGCGTAGGGTCATATACAGCCGCAGTGACGTACCTTGCATTTGCCATGTACCCCGGAAAATACCTCGTAGCGCCACTACTTGCGCGACCAAGAGATTTCACATTTCCGTAGTTGTATGTATCAGTTCTTGTTCCAGTCGATGACCTGACACCGTTCAAAAATACAGTGGTTACTCCACTAGCATTTCTTACAACTGCTATGTGGTTCCAAGTATTCAATGACATTGTTGCAACCGTGTAAGAGTCTGCACTGACACCATAACGATCAATGTTTACATTTGTGCTGCTTGTTATGTTTATGTTCAACCCGCCATTTACGGTTGAATCAGGCCCAATCAAACATATTTGGTTGTCAGGTGATGCAGTAAAACTTGAAACATTGAACCAACATTCAAATGTATATGCAGCAGTTCCAACTGTAGAACCAGACCAAGTTAAATAATCTCCTGTCCCATCAAAAAAGACAGAGTACCCAGCCGCAGCACCTGAAGTAATTATTCCACCGGGATATTTGTTGCTCATGTCCTATCCTTATTGCCTTGGCAGTGCCACGCTGGGCGGGATGAAGTTCTGTGTGTAACGGGCGATGCCTTTGGTGATGCGAAGGTCGTCGATGTAGCCGTTAAGATACGCGCTCGGGATATAATTACTTCCAATATATGGATTAGACGCACTCAAAAGATTTGTTGTCATTGTCGCGCTAGCTTCCTGTACTCCATTAACAAAGTATTTCACCGTGCTTCCAGACCTAGCAAGAGCAATGTGATACCACTGTCCAGTAGACAATGATTTGCCAGACAATACCGTAGTAGACCCAACATACAACCGCAGGGTAGGGTCGTAATCAAATAGTATGTAATCACCGGCAGAGCCCGGTCTACAATCGATGAACGTTTGTGCTGTTGTAGCATTTAAGTACAGCCAAAACTCGACGGTAAAATCTCCCGTGCCGAAGTTAAAAATATTGCCGCTGTTTGGTCTTAAATAATCCCCATTCCCATCAAAGTACATCGACCCTGAGCCATACTTCACGACACTGGTGCTTACCTGTGCGTTGCCGACTGTCTCCAAATCGTTCTTCATCGTGCCGTCGTAGATACCGGCGTTGGTGAAGTTGAGGAGGAGCGAAGTATTGGTGATTGCAGTAGGTGGTGCTGTTGGAATTGTATAAGTAGCCCCAGAGTACTGCGCTGTACCTTTTAATATCCTGAACCCAGAGATATATCCACCATTAGAGTATGAACCAGTATTATCTGTCCCAATATAAACTATCGGATTAGTAGAATAGTTAGTGGTGTCGGTTCTTTGATAGACACGCGACCCGTTTAAAAATATAGAAACATTATTTGTTCCGCTGCCAGAACGCACATATGCAAAGTGATTCCACGCCCCCAAAACAAAAGCTGAAGATGCCAATATGTCAAGCGTAGAACCGTTATTTACGTAAAGGCTGCTTGAGCTTACATAAGCGCCGATAGCTTGCGTGCCAGATGGTCGCATATCAAAAATATATCGAGCGCCCGTTAAAGCAGTATTAAACCAACATTCAATAGTGAAGTCCCCAGTCCCCATTGCATAAGCGGCATTTGCGGGCGCAGTAACATAATCCCCCGTCCCATCAAAATACCCAGACCCACCTATCACGCTCGATGTCCACTGATACTGTGGGGCGAACGGAGAGAAGGCTTGGACGGAGGGAGAGCCGTTTATAGTAAACGTTGAAGCCGTAGCCGAGTTATCAACAAACCTGTTATTTTGGCAGGAAAGAAGAACGCAGCTAGATGCGCCTTGGCTCGTTGTTGTAAAAGGCGCGTTTGAAGGCATAAAGCCGGAAGTATAAACTGCGGCTTTACATACCCGAACGTTAGACATGTAACCTTTAAAGCTCCAGTCTGACCCGCCAGAACTGGAGGAAGCAATACGAAAAGGCTGCGTTGCAGACCAGTTAGTAGCATCTGTGGCAGTACCAGCTAAAACACCGTTTATGTAAAAAGCAAGTCCGTTTGTCGATGTTGATGTTCTTACAATTGCTAGGTGCTGCCACGTATTTAAAGTCAGTGCGCCCGTCGAGGTAGCCACATTAGAACCACCCGATGCAGCTATGGTTATGGTGCCCGTTGAGTTAATGTTTATTTGAATAGGGCCACCAACAGCAGGGCACCCGAAGATAAAAGGAACCACTCCGGCAGTAAATGACTCAGGGTATATCCAACACTCTAGCGTGTACGCGCCGGTTCCAAAATTTGATACTGCTGTAGAAGAAGTTTCAAGGTGGCTGGTGCCAGTAAAATAATTCCCCCACGCACCCGGCTGCAAACTAAAAGGCGTGAACGCACCCTGAGTAGTATTGCCGTTCCTAGTAATCGTGAAGTTGTTGGTAGACGAGTCTAAGAACGTGTTGTTCTGTGAACCGTTGGCGATGTTGTCAGCTTGAAGCAGCAACGTGCTGTAGTCAAACAGAGGGTCTGTAGCCCACTGCCCTGTAGTAATAGCCTGTGCCTGCTGCTGTAGCGTAAATACGCCCTGATACTGGACAGTATTCGGGCTGGTCGTGATATTCGATGCAAGCGGGTTATAGCCCGGCTTGTTGATGTTGCCCAGATAACGCAGGCCCATGCTTTACTCCAATGCAGAAATGTCAGCAGATGTCATCGCTGGTATTTGTTCGCTGCTCAGTACAACCTCGGGCTCACTGGCAGCAGGCTCCTGCGGCACTTCTTCGACCACAGGCAGAGCGTGCTCCACCCACCTCTCTTCAGACTGGCTCCACGAATACTTGAACCCTTCCTTCACCGGCATAGGATCGCGCACAACCCAGCCCGGTGGATACCACCAGACAACTTCCTTGCCTTCAGGGGCAACAGGCGGCTCCTCGACTTCAATCCAGCCTTCAGTGCCGTCCGTGTAGGGATACGGGATAGAACCGTTTTTGCTGTAAAGCATGTTTCACCTATTAGGTAATAGCTTCAAAGGTTGCCGTGAAGGTCAGGGCAGATGCAGTACCGGAATATGCAGCAACAGACTGGTTCTCCGTGATGTACAGAGAATTGGTCTTGTCCACAATCACCAGCGTCGCATTAGGTGGCACCGAAATCTGGTAAGCCGGGTAAGTAACCACCGTGGCTGAACCAAACGTGGCGTTGTTGCCCACTGCAATCGTAGCTGTCGCTGCACTGGAAGTCGTGTTCGCCGCAGTGATTGAAGTCACACGGTTGACCGTATTCGCAGCTGGAGTCAAACCAGTTAGGGAAGTCGTACCGTTGTACGTCCACGAAGTCGTGGCTGTAGCAGCAGACGAAGGGATAACGTACGCGGTATTACCGTAAATTGCCGTTACGTTAACGATGTTAGGATTTGCCATCTTGATAACTCCTTAGAAGCCAAAAATAAGGGACATAGCTATGGCTTTCCCTGTTGAAATACCACCACTTGATGCGCCCCATACAGGAACACCACCTGTTACCGTGAGAACCTGACCCGATGAACCAATTGACAGCTTGCTCAAAGTGTTAGTTGCAGAGGCATACAGAAGGTCACCAGTGGTATAGGTACTCTGTGCAGTACCGCCGTTCGTAGCCGGTAAAGTGCCCGTGACACCTGTTGAAAGAGGTAGACCTGTGGCATTCGTCAGGGTTCCAGAGCTTGGTGTACCCAAAGCTCCACCATTAACAACAACCGATCCTGCGCTGCCGACGTTGACCCCCAGAGCCGTCGTGACACCTGTGCCTGTCGTGATTGTCGAGGGGGCTACACCTGCACCGCCACCCACAACCAGCGCACTTGCTGCCAGCGCACCAGAGCTTGCAAGGGTTCCACTAGCTGAGTAGTACAGGACACCGCCAGAAGTGCCAGAGCCAATGCCCGTGCCGCCCGAAGCCACCGGGAGGGCTGCTCCCAGTGTCATGGAGGATGCGTATGTGGTCACATCAACGACGTTCGTGCCATCGTTGTAGACCATCATGGTCTTGCCTGTCGGTACAGCGATGCCGGTGCCGGTGGAGTTCTTGACTGTGACTGTATCGGCGACACCGTTGTAAACGATGTAAGCCTTCTCAATGGCAGGGACGATTAGGTTTCTTGCCCCGCCCGACGTTCCCGTCAGGTTTAAACGGAAGTTACGCGCCGTCTGAGAAGCGTTGGTATCCGTTAGAGTCAGGGTAACGTCCGCGCTGGCAAAGGTAACGTCAGCAGACCCGACGATTGCCTCCTCAAGCGCAGTGCCCAAGTTCGTGTTGGTTGTGATACCCCACGTACCTGACTGCTCACCAGTGGCAATCAGTTCAATTTTTAGATTGCTGTATGTACTAGACATGTTCTTTCCTTATGCCGCTTGAATTTCGACCCAATTAGGATCTTGGTAGTTGCCAATCGCAGACCAGTTTGGATTTTGCGTATTACTAACTACCGTCCATCCACCTATTACTACCGACCCTATCTGCCCCGTGCCAGATACGCCAGTTACTACTACGCTATCGTCAGTCTTAAAGGAGACTGTGCCTATTGCTCCTGTTCCAGAAACCCCTGTTGGAGTTTTCTGTGGTGTTGGGCGAACCGTTCCTGTAGAACCTGTGCCTCCAACACCGGTAACCTCAACTGCTGTTCCAAAGAATGGCGTTACCTGACCTACCGCCCCGACCCCGCCAACCCCTGTCGCAACAAAGGTTGAGCTAATCGAGAATGAAACCGAACCAATTGATCCTGTTCCGTTTACACCAACCGCCGTGATGCTAACTTGGCGGGTTACCGTTCCAACCGATCCAGTTCCGGATACTCCGGTAACAGGATAAATAAGCCCAGACGAAACAGTTACATTTCCTACTGCTCCGACACCTCCAACACCAATCGGTATGACATAGTCATTAACCTGTACAGAGAAGTTGCCAATCTGACCAACTCCCTGCACACCCGTGGTGGTGAAGGATATAAACGGGGTGATTGTTCCAACCTGACCCGTTCCTTCGACCCCAACCGGGATCACAATGTCCCCTGTTGTTGTAGTTACGTTCCCTACATTGCCCGTACCGGAAACGCCGGTAATCGATGGGCTTACAACTAGAGTGACACTGCCTACACTGCCTGTTCCTGATACTCCTGTTGGGGTGACAATCTTGGCTTCAATGATGCCGCCCCAACCATTCTCACCCCATGTGCCGATACCCCATCCTGATGTATTGGTCGTAGGAATACCGCCCCAAGTGGCATCCCCCCACGCACCTTCACCCCAAGCCTTGACAAGGTTTGGCACATTCTCTTCCTATTAGGCAATACGAATAATTGCAGTTGCTGCCGCAGGAGCCGGGAATTGAATCTGGAAGTCGCCCGAACTCACCTGCTGGTCACCACCAAAATTCAACACTGCGCAGGCAGGATCACCAGTGGCGCTATCGTTGTAAATGATTGCTCCAGAAGTGGTAAATGTCGCACCACTCCATGTAGTGTTATCAAAGTCACAAACAGCAGTCGTGCCGTCTGCAACCGGCGTAACTGATGTCAACGTGTTGCCACCCGTGGTGTAACCGTTTCCATTAGACAACTCATCCGAATTGCCCGTCAGATTGGTGTAGCTAGTCGTAGCTGCGCCGTAAGTTCCTGTAATAGATGCCGTAGCCTTGCCAAGAGCAATCTTGAAGGTGTTTCCAGTAGAGGCTGTGAAATTGTGTACCGCCTTCAGGATTTCCACCTTGAACGAGGTCGGCATTGCTGTAGTAAATCCGGGCATGTTAATTCTCCAAAAGTTTTACCAATTCAGGGTGCCCCGCTTCACGAAGGCGATTTGCCAGTGTGGTGTTATGCGAGGCAACTGCCTGACGCATATACCGCACCAATACTGCTCGGATCTGGCTCTTGAACGCTTCCGCTTGGTCTCGGATAACGGGATGAGAGCTTTCCCCAACATAAACAATTTTCTCTAGCGCCATTTCTGCGACTTCCTCTGGAGTAAACCCTCGACCAGAGACTGAAACAGCCTTAATTTCTCCCAAAAGAACGCCGCCAGAGCTAGAGATCATAATTAATATGTACTTCTTATTAATGCTTCCGTTGCTGTATTCGGAGGCATGGTTATCAAAAAGGTCGTCGTGGATGTCTTATCAGACCCAAAATCAAGCACCGCTATCGACTTGTTGCCCTTGCTTGCGTTGTAAATCAATGCACATCTAGCCGTTATAGCCCCTGTCCAAGACACATCTGGGAAATCTACGTATGCCGTTGTCCCAGAAGAAGACACAGAAACAGGAGAAAGGACAGATCCCCCTGCCACGTAATTGCCCCCACTTGCCTCGTTTGATGCCGTATAAACAGTCGTATCTGCGTTTAAATTTGCATCTGCTGTGTATAAGGCTATCTTTATGGTGTCAGTTGTCAAGTCATGAACGCCCTTGTACAACTCTTCCTTAAAGCTTGTGGTCTGTGTCTGGACGATGCTCATTAATTCACCTGCAATCTGACCTGACCATCACGATAAGCATCCATACGCTGCTTGCCATCTCCCAGATTCTTGAGAAGAGCAATCGACTGTGTATAACGATCCTCGTACAACCCTCTGTCTTCAGGCAGGACTTTCATATATGTCAACGCTTCCAACATCGTGGCATTGAACAGGGCTGAGTCAAAGTTGTCTCCAAGCCAAGTCGTGCCAGTTGCGTTGGTTACTGTGCCGACGGTTACCGTAAACCCTGATCCCAGACCACCAATATCTGCCGCGTCTGCGCTCAACACATCGTTAGTGACGTAATAACATCCACCGTCCACCAAGCTGACAGAAGTAATGACATTCCCGGAAATGATGATGTTGACCAGCGCACCGTACCCTGTGCCATTGGTCAAAGGCACATTGAAGTAGGTTCCGTTTGCGTATCCCGTTCCAGCATTGGTAATAGACAAGGTTGAAATCGGGCTTTGAACAATCGAATCCGGGTAGTAGTAATAATGCAGTTCTGCCCCATAGTTTGCATCAGGGGTAGGACCAACGATGAATGTCAGTTCATTAACATTCGATGAGACAGGACCAAACAGGGCGTAGTGTTTTGGCTTGCCGGTGTCTGATGGACCGGGATATGCCTCGCGGATAAAGTTCACATCCTTGTTCAGCAAATAGGAGTAATCCCCGCCGCCACTGGGATAGATTGCTAGGGAGTACACAGAGAGGAAGTCTGTCGGGCACTGGAGGTACTTGTTCCCGGACGTAAGTGTTCCCGTCACGTTCTTTCTCAGGTTTGCAATCTGCACCGTGTTGTAGATGCGCTGCTCTGCCTGACGTATGAACGTGTTTATGATTCGCGGGTTAGACGCATAGTCAAAATCGTTTTCCGCGTAATCCTGAACTGTGCTGACAAGGTCTGCGTAGTTCATTTATCACCCCATTGGACCACGCGCCATCACACCCTTGGTTGCTGCACCGGTGCCACGAATCTTGATGCCAGAGGTCTTGTCGGCTGGGTAGTTACCCTTGCTGATCGTGCCAACAGAAATGTCCATGTTGTCCATGACCTTCGCGCCGGACTCGGTATTGACCTTGGGTTTGGTTGCCTTACCAGACATATCATGGGGCGCGGCATAGGTTTTAGCCTGACCGACTTCCTTGCCACCCATTTTGTGACTGAACTTAGCCATTATCGACCCCTTCCGGTAGAACGCTGGTTCATGGCACGAGCCAAATTACGCCCATATTTCTTCATTTCTGAGCTTGTCACGCCGCCTTTGCTCATTTTATGCATACGTTTTTCATGCGCCTTGACTTCCTTATCGGCGATCTTCTTAACTTCTGACTTATCCATGTTTGCTCCTTATGTCACACTTACAGTCGCGTTTCCTACCAGCGCCTTAGACACCAGATTATTTGGTGTCAAAACGGCATCGTAATTTCTAGAACCACCAACCGGATACCAGCCCCATTGAATATCCCGTGAGCCACCTGTGGGGTATCCGGCATCTCCACCATTCGGGGCATCCTGTAGACCGTTTAAACCAGCGGTAAAGTAGGTCGTATCTGGACGCGGTTCCCGGACTGCTTGCGGATCATCCACTGGGTACATACCCAATTGCAACTGAGGATGATCAGGAGACCAGCACTCGTCACAAACTTTCAATTGGTACAACTTTGTTTTAACAACCTCATAACGAAGCTGCTTAAGTTTAAACCTAAAACCGCAAATATCACACTGGGCAATGCTCCATTTTCCAGAGGAATATCTGTTTCCCATCAGTAATAACTCCCACCAATGAAAGTTGCCCTTGGGACAAGTCTCAGAGCAGCTTTTTCCCGGTCTTCTCCTGCCGCCAGATTGAACTGTTCGTCATAGACAGCCTTCAACATATCCAGCCTTGATGCCATTTCTGGGATCTTCATGGCGATGTAATAAGCCAATCCTGCGACTAGGCATGGGTAGAACCTGAAGTTCATATCTGCCGTCTGGACACCGTTACCCGCATCCTGCACCCTGCGCAGTCTCCAGTAGGCAAGCGTGTAGGTCTGGGAGCCATCAGGCGTAGGCCAGACAGTAACGGCTGGAAGCTGCGGCGCATAGACCGTTGTGCCAGTGGTATGGGATGCGGCGGTTGTGTTGTTCTGACCACGGAATATATTCATCAGGACGTTGCCAGAAATATAACCGTAGTAGATGTCTTCACTGTCAATCCGGATGTATCCACTTGAGGCTAAGTTATTTGTGGAACTTAGGGTGATCGTGTTGCTTGTGGCAGTAAGGTTGCCAACCAAGGTAGCCCCGGCAGGACCAACCTGACCAGACAACCGCTGTATCCAGATCTGAATTGGACGAGCTTGAGTGAGCTTATTTGGGATTGTTGCGTAGGTCGATGCGCTGATGCGGCTGATGTTTAAATCAGTTTGCAGGTTCTGCTGGTTGGCGTTTGTACGAATTACATGCTCCAACAGGTCAATCGTGTCTATAGGTAGTGGGTATGTGTTTAAACCTTGCTCGAACGTAATCGTCCCTTGCTCGATTGTCCACATGTTGATACCACGGTTTGCCCACTCAATCGTCAAAAGGTTCATGGAACGACGAGCAGTCTTGAGATCGTAACCGCTGCGCATCTCGCGCCCAGCCCTCTCCCACGCCTCCTCGGCGATCTCCGTGAACTCCATATTGAATAGAGTGGAGCCGGTGGTTGTCATTTTGCTGCCCTCATGTTGTCAACCAGCATTAAACCGTAAGAACCTTTTTCTTCAAGGTAACTTATGGCTTTTGCAAGAACATCAACAGAATCTTTTGCCATGCCAAGCAATGAATTGCAATTTAGACACAAAATACCGCGAAAATCACCGGTTTCATGATTGTGATCAATCGCATATTTACGCTTCCTATTTTCATAGGTCATTAAATCAGGAAGCTCTACATCACATATGGCACAACAACCTTTTTGAGAGTCCCATGCATTTAAAAACTCTTGATGGGTGACTCCGTACTTATACTTTAAATGCTGCTCAAGACGCTTTTTTGGCGACCGGCTTTCCCAACTATTCCTCTGTTTGTGTTTTTGGCACGGTATGCAAAGATACTGTCCTTTCCAGAACTGATCTAAGTTTTTCTCTGTTTCACAAACAGGGCATCGTTTCATTTTTTACGCGCTGCTCTTAAGTTATCCACTAAATTCGGGTAGGGCCTACCAGCAGCCTTTGCCATCGCCTTGGCTTTTGCCTTCTTGGCTGGGCTAAGTTTCTTTGGCTTCCCTAGTCCTTCCGGGCGGGGCTTGTTCCAAACCTCACCGCCTTTGGCGTAAATCTCAACTGGGTAATTGCCATCCCTTTTTTTAACAATTCGAGGCTTGGGAACTTTGGATTCCCTAATCGCCCCCATGCCTCGGCTTGCCATCATAGGATTCGTCCTTTCGTTTTGCCTTTTTTGGCAATGCCGTCAGCAGCCTTTACATAACCGCCCTTGCGGTAGTTGGTCATGCCCTCACCAAACTTAGCTTTAGTCGGCTTGCCCGGTAAATTGACAGGCTTGGACTTATCGCCGGGTTTGCCGGGAAGGGTGACTGGTTTACCAAAGATGCCAGTTTCCATGTTGTCCTGATTCTTTTTATTCTTGGCATCCAGCTTGGCTTGCTCTACATCTAATGGAGTGACTGCCATGATCAATACACCTTACATTTGGTTTTGCCGCGTTTGGCAATGCCGTCAGCTCGACTAGAAGCAGAAACTTTACCGCCTTTTTTGTAGCCTTCTTTTTTCATCATTGCTTTCGGGTCAAGGTCTGCGCCCAACTGCATTTCGCGGGTATCCGATACACCTGCGCCACCACTACCACCGCCAAAGCCTTTAAATGATGTTATTGGTTTTTTTAATGTTTTTGGAATACCTTCAGGTCTTTGCACTCCTACATTAACTGCTGTCATAGGATTACCAGATCTATCAACCGTAGAGCTTGATTGCCTTCTGGTTTTAGCACCTTTTACGCCATCATCTCCAGCAAATCTTGCTGTATTTCTCTCATACAAATCATTGTAGTTTTGGTTTTCATATTTAGCCATTAGCAGATCCTTCCCTTGGTCTTACCGCGCTTGGCAATGCCGTCAGCGCGGGTAGATGCACTGCTGACCTTGCCCCCAGATGCATATTTCTTAACTGGCTTGGCTTTGACCTTACCGCCCTTTTTCATAGGACCCTGCTCAAACCCTGCTCTGCCTGTAAACATGGGGTCTATTTCTTGGATGTACTTGCCAGCCCTGCCACCATATCTTTCTGCTTCACGGGAAGCTTCTCCTGCCCCAGCTTCGGCATCTTGCATTTCACGCAATCCTCGTTTATTTAAAGCTGCTGCGCCAAGACCTAGCCCAGCAAGACCTAACAATGGCAATGCAGCATCAGAGCCAGAAGAAACTTTCTGACCAGCCCTGTTCCTAGCATCCATCGTTTCTTTAATTGGAGTGCCAGCGCGTGTACGAGCAACACTGCGAAGCTCGGATGTCTTTGGAGCCTTTAAACCTTCCATGCGACGCTGTGCAATACCTTTTTCGTCCGTGCCAAAACCACTTGCACCAGTACTAATATTGATTGGTTTTTTGTCTTGTTTTGCAACAGGACGAGGACGAGGACGCGGGGTAACTTTAGGACCCTCTACACCGGGAGATACACCACCTTCTCCAGTTCCCTGTGCGGTCAAAGCACCACGCAAACCAACTGGCATGGAAACTTCTGGGGTATCAGGGGTGGGTTTGGGAAGCATTGGACCACCAAAACCCGGAACACCACGACCAGAATCCGTGGTCTTTATTTCGCCTACAGGAATACTCTTAGTACGTTCAGCAAGACCACGACCAGCACCAAAACGCTTATAAGCCTCAGATTTTGGGTCGTCAATGTTACCCATGCGGAGGCGATCCAATAACCCAACCTTGTCATCTTTTGATGCCTTCAAACCTTCTTCTTTAAGTTTGCTGATGTCGTCTTCAGAAGTTCCACCGGCGTATTTCTTGACCTTTTTCATGGCAACTCCTTTTAGCACTTACCGCCGTATGCCATCTTGATGTCTTTGCCCTTGGTTTTGCCCTTCTTGGCAATGCCATCTGCCGATTTATGCCCAGAGGTTAGACCGCCAGAAGCCATCTTCTTGACCTTGCCCTTCATCTCAGATTCTTCATGTTTGATCATGGATGCAGGAGCGCCTTTCTTTTTCATGAACGACACTTCCTTCTTGACCATTGCTTTTGACTCTTTCATTTCGCCTCCTTTGGCTTTCTTGGAAAGGCCCGCCTCGGAAAGACCTATGGCAATAGCCTGTTTGGGGTTGGTGACCTTTTGACCCGAAGAGGATTTCAGATCACCACGTTTAAACTCTTTCATCACGGTACGAACTTTATCCATTACCTCTCTCCATCAATCTATCTAGCTTTGCATCAAGCCGGTCTAGGCGGTCTAGAACCCGATTGATGTCTGCATGGACCTCAACCTTCGTGACATATTCTTTCGCCACCTCTTCGCGGGTGCGATTCAACAGGATCTGGAGTCTTTGAAGTTCTTCCTTCTGAGATTCCAGTTCCTTGTCTTTGATTCTCCAACCCCATCCGATCAATGCCAAAATGACCGTGATGGCGGTGTTCCATAAAACCATTTCCATTTAACAGTTCCACGCTCTTAAAGATTTGTTAATCCGGCTGTTAGGATCGTTCGCTGTCTTTGAGCTTGTCAGTTTCTTTTTCATACCTGACATTCGAGCGCAGAACGATGCCTTGCGACCAGCGGATTCTTTGGTCTTGGGGTGAGGGGCGGGGGGCTTGAGATTCATCCCCTGCTTCTTTGCTGAAGCGCGACCTTTCGCGTTCAGACCACCCTTCGGATTCTTGCCTT